AGTACCCTCGCGAATGATTCGGCGCGCCTTGACAAAATCATCTTTGTCGAAAGTAAAACCTAAGTAGTGGCCATCTTGCACTGTCTCATTGTTGTAGCTCAACATGAACGACCGGTCGCTAGAGATGTGCTTTCGATGCTCTCGGAGAATCGTCGGGTCGTATGCGCCATATGGGAAAGCAACATAGTTTCTTTTTGGTATAACCCATTTGCTTAATCGTGCAGAAATTTCGAAAGCAGTTACTGCTCCGTGAAGAATACTCCATGCCAAACAATCCCTCTTCCCAATGTCTTTAGCTCTCACGGGAACATAAAAAATGGGGATCTGTTTCCTCGTCTGCGACGGATAAGGATCAAGTCGTCTGCCAATCCATATAGGATCCTGGACCCACTCCCCAACTCGATATCGGATGAGAGGACTTATATCATCATTACAAACAATCCAAATAGTCTCGCAGCCAGCCCAGGCACATTCGTACACTGCGCGTTCTACTGCGAGATAATCGGGTGCTAGCGGCATCATTGTATCGTGCCAATCAAAATTAAAATCAAGAGGCATACCCCCGACTGGCACAATCCCAGAAAGATGAAACGCTCCCATCACCAACTCCCTAAATTCTGTATTTCACCCAAGAAAAAAGTTTCCTCCCCTCAAGATAGCTGTAATAGACTGAATTTTCATATGCTTCTTGCTCGAATCGGATTTGACGATAAGCCTTATAAAAATCTTTGTATTTTATTAATCCAACAATAAAGTCAAAAACATAAATCAACAAAAAGCCAATTATTAAAGTTTCGACATATTGTCTAAAATGTATTGTCTCATGATCGACCGTCTCTTTATTCCCCTCATCTCTAATAAAAACAAACGGAAATAAAGTTATAGCATATATCTCCATGAAGAAGCTTAATAGCCCTGGAACTCTGCTGTTTCTAATTATTATTGGGTTCTTTAGCATTCTCTGCTCTCCGGTTTTTTTGATTTCAAAAACTCAATTAATGAATCTACATCTGTTCCATATGGTGGATTAAAATTAGGAAAAATCGAATGAACAAACTGAGCAAGAGATGACAGGATAAGAACAGAAGCAATTTCCCATGCATGACGGAAATGCTCAAAATAGGTTTCATCGATTTCTTGAAGGTGTCCCATCGTTTCATAATTAGTTCTTGGCGTCATAAAGATGTTGAATTCGAAAGTAAAAAATCATTTAATTTCGAAGTATAATTTTGAATATTATTACCGTATTTATTAATTATCTCTTCTGGAGTATCGTAACAAAACTCAAATCTCTCGTCGTCTTCATAATAAGTTTTAATATCTGGAATTATCTCTCGTTCAGTTGGCTCGATCTTTACTGAATAATAGCGATATAACTTAGGATTGTAAGTATCTCTGCCGTTCCTAGCGCCGCGTATTCCTTTTTCTTTCATCATACTGATGATCTTAAATCTGGCCATTGTGTCCGAATATCCAAAATCGTCTATTTGATCATGATCCAAATAGGATTCAGCAACGAGATCTTTTCTGTTCCTCTCTTTCTTTTGAACTCCGAATCTATCGGAAGGATAAAAGTATACACGCTGGATGAAGTCTTCGGAGGTCTCTAACAGGTCGTGTTGATGTTCCATTCCGCTTCGGACATTGAACCAGTCCAGCACTCTATAGCGTCCTACTGTTTGTTTTTTTACCGGTGGAAGTCCAAGCATGTTTTTGTCGCTGAATATCATCAACTTTTTAAACTCGAATCTTCCCAGCCGGGAGTTGGGAGTAGCTACTTTGAGAAGATTGTCTCGAATGTTAATGGCTGATGCTCGATTGGTCATTGGAAGCTGTCCGCCTAGACCCAGAAGAAAGATTAATCTTTCCCAAGCTTTCCTACAATTCTTCGACTCAAGGTATAGAAACCTAAAATCACACTCATCGCTGCAGTTGTCAAATCTAAAAGGGGGAACAGACTCAACACAAACACAAGAATAACCAGTGAAGAAAGAATATAAGAGAGCATTTAAACCACCACCTATAACGATTGTATCGTTCGAATAAACATGCTTATCAAGCCTCAAGCAACCCTCTCAACTACTAATCAGACTTTTTTCTTTTAAGGATCCGATCTATCTTCTCGGATAAAATCTTATCTATTTTGTTCGAAGCCGGAACTTCTAACAAGCCTTTGCCTTTCTCTAGCTCTTCTTTAACAAGTTCTTTTATTAAATTTATAAATTTTTCTTTATCTGTCTTAGTCACGCCTTACCTCCTATTGTACCGAGCACGTTATTTTCTAATACTAAATAGATTTTCTCTTTCCCAAAATCCACTTCTTCGATCATATGACTCAAAACAACGGCTCTTTGTCCGCTAGCAAGAGGAGGTTTTACTCCACAAGCAACTGACTTTATTAAAACTAATTCATGCGGGCACTTATGTGGCTCAAATCCCTCCGGAAGTGCGATCAAACTCTCCGTTTCGGATTCTACTTGGTTAAACCTTTCGATTAAAATATATTTATTACATGGTTGAAACATAATCATTTTCCTATTTTGCTTGATTTCTTAGGGCTTCTAAGTATTCTGTTGGTAATTCACAAGCTCCGCCAGAACAGGCGGACTCTTGTTGAAAATCTATGTTGTCGGCTTCTTCACTCATTCGCGTCCAATCGACATCTTTATATTCTTGAGACAGTTTTTCCCAAAGCTTTAAGTTATATACGTCTTTAAGGCAATATGTCATCTTTCTGAGGTTACCGTCGAAGTGACTAACCGCAAATTTAATTGCCGCGTTTGCCCAGTCTCGCTTATGGACCGCCAATTCCTGAAGAGATTCCCCGTAACCTAAAAGACAATCACATGCAACCCATAGATCATCGTCAAACGCCTGAATAGCCTTTTCAATTATCCCAGAAGCAAAAAAAGAACCTGCACCGTACTCGCGAAGAATATCCGTTGGATACGGAACTTCGCAAAATGGTGCTTGTGGGTAGTCTCTATCGCCGGAATATGGCAAAAGGCTCACTCCAGCAAAATACTTTCGATTCTTATATATAAAATCGGATACATCATCCCATTCATGCTCTTTCACATGTATGGTATTAGAAACATTGTGTCTCATCCCCTGACGAACACAAAGATTAAGATTTGTGCCGTAACGTACCCAATTCTGTTGAGTCAATTTCACGCTCTCAAGAAGAGTCAAAGCATCAATTTGATTTTTAGTTTTCGCGCCTGGTGGTACTTCGCACAAGAACGTGATTACGTCTGTAACTCCATTAGGATCCCAAACACTCTTTTCTACAGCACGTTTATTAAATTTCTTAAAATGCTGAACAGGGTTTTCTTGTTTGTTGGCTTGTACACGCCTGAAATATCTTTTAGCATGATGAGGATGAATACCGCTAGCAGTTCCAAGAATGCATGACGTTGACCCTGCTGGTTTGATACACGTCGTTCTGGCTGCTTCGTTTGTTCCAATCAACTCAGAAATAAATTTGTTTGTATCTCTTACAATTTTGGCACCTGCGCGCTGAATCGCGGGATCGAACAAAACATCTGGACTGTCCATCATCCCAGTGATTGAGACTCCAAGAAGAGACTCCCTCTTCGTGATGTTTTCAGTTGTTTCACCGACGTAAGGGAATTTAATATATGCTGCTTGAAGAGTCCCAATGATGGCAGCAATGCGACAGTATTTATAGAAAGCCTCTTCTGAGTGTGCTTTTTTACCATTGATCTCAGTTAAATTACAGAACTGCCAACCAGTTTCTCCAGTTTCAATATCGACAGGATAGAGGCTAATCTCGGCACACGGGTTGAATCCGCACTCTGTATCTTCTGCCCAAATAAACCCAGGCTCTCCAAACTCTCGTACACACTCCATAAGTTTATCAAAATCTTGTTTCGTCGTCTTGTCTCGGACAAGCAATGCGCTGTTATTAGACCTGCCGCGCTGAGGATTCTCGATCTGCCAGCGCCCTGTCTTCGCTGTGGCCATCTCTTCATCATCTGGAGAGAATAAAGCAATCGTTGCAGATCTGCGAACTCCGCCGGAAATTACTGCATCAGCAGCATGCATAATTATATCGTATACTTGAATAGGGCGCAGCTTGACGCGATCGTCATAAGAGCCTAGCGCGTCTTCGAGGACTCTTCTTATTAACTCGATCGACCTCTGGAGACCACCTGGACCCGGAGCTTTAGACCCGGAGCTTAACGGAGAACCAGTAGGTCGGATAAGAGAATAATCAAAGCTAACGTCAAAGCCAACATATTCATCAAATTCTGAGATTCCTCCCAAATAGCTGTTAATCAAAACACCAATTGCGTCTGCCCAGCCCTCAATTGTATCCGGAACCACAAAAATTTTCTCGCCAGCATGTGGACGATGGACCGGAGCTAAGTTAAGAATATGGTGTCTCTGGACACTAAAACCAATCCCGCAGCCACACAACAGAAGATACATCAACTCCTGGAAAGCGCGAGGGCGATTAATGTGTCCGAATCCGCAATTGTATAATCTTGCATTGTGTTTAAGAATCGGATCGCCTCCAAATTGAAGAACTCGTTGGGAGCCAAGGACTTCCTTTCGTCGAACTGCAATTTCTGCTTCGTCAATGTATTGTTGAACTTCTGGAATGTGCTTAAACTTCTCCCGATGCATATCAAAAACACGCTTGACTTGTTCTGCCCACGTTTCGCGGCGCTTCTCTTCTGGCAAATACTTTGCGTATTTTGCTATTCTAGTATATTCTTGTAGCGTGCTAATCGACATTTAATTCTTCTCCTTCCATTTAGCATATTTTTCTTTCATTTTTCGTTCTTGTCTTTTTCTTGCTTCGAGTTTGATTTCTCCGATCGTTTCGCCAGCACTTGGATGTATCTTGATAGTAACGTTCGACGTGTTCATATAAATTGGATAAACGATTCCATCGACGCCATTTCTGTTCTTTGCTATAAAAATGCGCCCCTCATTATTAAGTTTGTCTTCCGCCGTTCTGGATATTGAGAATATAAAATCTGCTACAAAACACTTATTGAATGCCTCCGATATTGATTCCATTGTGATGACCTCTGCATTTAATCCAGAACGATTAGTTTGTGAAGCCGTCCATACGCAACATTTATTTTCTTGTGCCAAGCTGCGCAACTGTTCATAAATAGTTTCCAACTCGTGTCTTTTCTCCTTTAATGTTAAAACTGGACGTAATAAATCCGCATAATCAACTATGATGATATCGGGTTTAAAGTCACGATTTTTTAACTTCTCGATATGATTCTTAATGGTGTTAACGCTAGCAGACTTGGTTGGATATTCCTTAACAATTAACTTGCCCTTAAGGTTTTGGATCTTCTCATATATTCCCTCCTTGAAGATCTTTAGATCCGTCAAGGGTACCTTGGTTATACAACTGTCAAACCTTGACCCTACGACGGTATCTGAAAGTTCGAGTGTGTAATACACAACATTCTTTCCAGCTACTAGGGCTTGAGAACCCAAGTGTACAAGCGCCATAGATTTTCCAGCACCAGTCGGAGCGATTACAACTCCTAATTCTCCTTTTCCTAGCCCTTGTTGCATTATGTTATCAATCTCATCCCATCCGGTTTTAACAGGATTTCGTGATTTGAAAATAAATCTCTGTTCAAAGTCTTTTATATAATCATGGCCAAAATCAGAATCACTCCCGAGCTTCAAAGCGTCATTAATAACTTTGGCTATTTCGTCGAAAGAAGAATTTTTCAACAACTTTACTGATCTCAACATTGCTTCTTTCAACTTCTGTTTTCTGCAGAAATCTAAAGAAGTTTGCCTGACATATTCACTCTCAGGTACCTCTGTTTTAGAAATCCTGGCAAAGAAGTTTCTAAGTTGTTGTTGCGTCAGGTCATTCAATTCTTTTATTTCGGTTCTCAAAACAGAAGTCATGATTTTTTCAGTCGGATGAACTGAATATTTTTCTCTGTATTTTTCAATCAGCCGAACAAACTCCTGAAGATATCTCAACTCTAAGAAGTTTATATCAAGAACCTCGAACATTTGATCTGCGAAAGGTCTATCGATCAAAATCAATTGGCACAGCATTTCTTGAAAATCTTTGCCATACTGACTAAAGCCTTCTTTCGACATCAAACCTCCCGATCTTGAACTAATAATATAACGTGTTTAGGGTCGATTGTCAAGCATTATTGGTAATTCTTTTGAACGTCGAGAAGAGGGAGAACGTGTTCCATTCTCCAAAACCATCTATCTGCATCCTTTTGATTACTTCTGTTTTATTAAATTGTGGTTTAAAACTATGAACAATGTTTCTTATCCGAGTTTTCCCATCAACTGATATTAGCGGATTATAGAGTTGCATTATTTTATAATTATCCTCGATAATGTCTTTGCTTTCGACAACTGAGGAAAACGCCTTCAATCCAGTATTGTCGTTTTCGCAAAACTCGATTAACTTACTTATTGTAACTGATCTATCATCAGCGAAAAAAGGCATTCTTTTAGATATCGTAGCTAATCCAATGCCACGGACGCCAACTAGATTGTCTGATTTGTCTCCTGCTAAAGCACGTGCGAGAGCGAAGTTCGTCGGGTGAATTGAATATTCCTCTAAAATTCGCAGCTTGTTGACAAACTTCTTTTGAATTGGTCGGTAAAGAACCGTCTCATTGTCACATAATTGAAAGAAGTCTTTATCGCTGGAAACAATCACTTTTTGCCATCCTCGATAAT